GTAATTTACAAGGATTATCAGTTGCAGCAACTGCTGGAGGCAAAACTATTTGTATTTCTACATTAAGTATGATAGTTCAAAAATATGGTAGATCTATAATTATAGTACCAAATAAAAATTTAGTAAAACAAACAGAAGAAGATTACATTAATATTGGATTAGATGTAGGTGTATTATTTGGTGATAGAAAAGAATATAATAAGACTCATACTATTTGTACATGGCAAAGTCTAAATATATTAGATAAGAAAAATAAAGATTGTTTAGATGAGAATCAATATGACGAATTTATGAATAATCAAATTGCAGTAATAGTAGATGAATGTCATTTATTGAAAAATGAAAAAATAATTCATAATTTATTAACTACTACATTTGCAAATATACCAATTAGATGGGGGTTAACTGGAACTATACCAGAAGAAGAATATAATAAAATTAGTTTATTAAGTGCAATTGGGCCAGTTATAGGAAATTTAACTGCAAAGAATTTACAGGATTCTGGGTATCTTGCAAAATGTACTGTGAATATTTTGCAAACAAAAGAAACACAAATGTATAAAACTTATCAAGAAGAATTAAGATATCTTGTTACTAATAAAAATAGAATAGAATGGATAGCAAATACCATTAAAAAAATAGTATTAACTGGTAATACATTAGTATTAATTGATCGTATTGAAACTGGTAAAATGTTACAACAATTAATACCAAATAGTATTTTTGTTAGTGGTGAAATGAAATCAGCTACAAGATCAGAACATTATAAAGATATAAATTTAGATAACAATGCAGTTATGATTGCTACATACGGCACAACCTCGACTGGGATAAGCATTAATCGCATTTTTAATTTAATATTATTAGAACCAGGTAAAAGTTTTGTCAAAGTAATACAAAGCATTGGTCGTGGACTAAGAAAATCAGATGATAAAGACGAAGTCCAAATTTATGATATAGGAAGTAAATGCAAATTCAGTAACAAACATTTATTAAAAAGAATACAATTCTATAAAGAAGCTCAGTATCCATATAGTTTAACTAAAATTAATTACTAAATTTTAAATATTTTTAATAACATATTGATTTTCTATAGTAAATAGTAGGTGAAAATACTAACTGAAAATAATATAACATATGACCTTGTAAATATACCAAGTCCCGATAAAGACATACGCTATTGTGTTCTTGACTACAGTGATCAAAATAATGTTGATTATTATTTTATGCCATTGGTATTTTTAGAAAGTTTTAATAGTCCTTGTGTTGATATCAAAATTGGGCCATACAATATACAAATGCCATTGGATTGGAGTATTGTGATAGGTGATATCAATATTGGTGAATTAGAAGTTATGCCATTAATATATTTAAATGATAAAGATTTTGATATATTTACATTTAATCCTATTAGTGGTTATATGCCAAAATATTTAAAATTTGAAATAATAAATATTTGGATGGATGTTAAATGGTATTTTCCTAAATTAAAAAATGGACATTTTCTAGCAGTTCCTTTATCTACTGGCACGGCACCATTATGTGCATTGTTTATTAAAGATATTAGTAAAGTTCCCGAAAGTCTTGATATTAGAAAGATTTTTTAATCTATTTAATTTTTCAATAAATTATCTATTATGATTCAATTAATAGTATATATCAAAGCGAAACCCCTAAGTTACTAAGGTTTCTTAGGGGTTGCACCTGAGTCTGCTTGATTTCACTCAAGCTAGCTTTATATATTATTGACTTTGTATAGTTGCATATGTTGGACCAGCTAGTGGAACACCAGTCAATACCCAATTATAACTATTACCGCTATATGTATATACTAATCTATCTGTAAATTTAGATATATTAAAAGTCTGTGCAGTATCAACTATAACCACATTTGGAACACTTGGTATATTACTACCACCACTAAATAAAGTAAATCCAGTAACATAACCAGCAGTATTTACTACAGCAGAGGCTTGTGCATTACCAGTAGTAAATTCTACAGTAGGTGCTCCATTATATCCTGAACCAGGATTTATTACATACATTGAACTCACTACATAAGATGGTGCTATAGTTGCACCAGTACCGTTAGCACTACCTGTTAATGCCACTGGATTAGTTGGAGGTACAGTATAATCACCTGTATTGGCAACTCCTACTGTCTGTAATCCCCAGCCAAAATTAAATGTAACGCCAGCAGCATTAGCATTTGAAACTGTTTGTGAAGTTGGTGCCAATGGATTGGCAGGTAAAGTTGCGCCTGTATATACACCAGACTGTATTATTGTTAAATTGGTAACACCACCAGTTCCAGAAGTTGCATTTACTACAACATTGGCTGGTTGACTATACCCAGCACCAGAGAATAGAAAATAATCACCAACGGTATAATGTGCGCCATTAGCTTGAACTGTATAATTTCTTACTTGTACTGCTTCTACTACAACATTTGCTTGTTGATTTCCAGTATAAGTACCACCTGATAAACTTAGTATTTCACCTGGTTTATAACTTGCTGTAACACTTCCAGTACCAACATTTGAAATAGCTACTGTATTATAAATACCGACATTTGCATTTCCGATTGCGCCACTACCAATTGCTCCATATGGAGTAACTAATATATTACCTTGACCAGCTTGGGTTATTGGACCATTTACTAAGTACACTTGCCCACCAGCAGTAACTCCATTTCCTGCAATAGGTGCCATAATAAAACTTGTTGCACCTCTTTGTTTAACTATATAACTTGGTCTTGGTTGACTGTCACCTGCTACCCAAGCTTGACCTGTAATAACATGGCCAGTAGTACTTACGTTTCCTAAATAATGCTTACTAATTGGACGTCCCATTTGTTTCTTCTCCTTTTATGCCGTTCTAGGGCTACAGAGTGGGTTAATAACTCCATAAGTCCACTTTGATAGTGGCTCCTAAACTCATTGCATACTATTTATTAGTTTTTTATTTTAATGTATGTTACACTTTGAAAACCCATTAATTTATATTATACTATGCATAGGAGAATATAATATGGCTGCTAAACCTAAAGAATACAAACTTGATCTTTTTAAACAGGTATTACCATCTATAGATAAGGCTGATAAAAATTTTTATAATAATTTATCTGATGATGAAAAAAAAGCATATACACCATTGGTTATAATGAGATATATGAGTTTACTTAGTGACCAAAATAAAGATGCAGCAAATCAATTATTGTTAGTTAACTATGTAGTTAATATTGGATTTTGGAGTTTAACTAAACATACAGAATTATTACATTTATTATTATGTACTGCCGGATTAGGTACTAAACAATATCATCCATGGTTATCTACTAAAGGTAAACAAAGTAAAACAAAAGAACTTGATCAATTTTTATTAGAATTAAATCCAGGTATAAATGATATTGAATTAAATATATTAAAATCTTTATATAATAAAGAAAGTATTTTACAATTAGCTAAAGATTCTGGCAAAAGTGATAGAGAAATCAAAGTAATAACTGATGACGCAAAAAAATTCTACTAATACTAAACATAGTTGTGTTTTCTGTAATAGGCAGTTTAATGACGAATTAATTCTTTTAAATCATAAATGTGAAAAAAAACGTAGATGGCATGACAGAGAATCTGCCGAATCTAGACTAGCATTTTTAATTTGGTTAAGATTTTATGAACTTAATAGTTTTACTATTCAAACTGAAAAAAAAACTTTTAAAGAATTTATGAATACCAAATATTATACTTCTTTTATTAAATTTGCTAAACATATAATTAATTTAAATGTAATAGATACTAATAGTTTTATTGATTATATTATTAAAAGTAATTTACCATTAAATAAATGGACAAATAATCAAGTATACGAAACATATATAAGTAGTTTACTTAAAAATGAACAACCAGAAAATGCATTAGCTAGAAATATAGAATTTATGCAAAATTGGAGCAATATTACTAATAATAATTGGTTTGATTTTTTTAGAAAAGTTAATACAAATCAAGCTATTATCTGGATACAAACCGGAAGAATAAGTCCATGGGTGTTATTTAATTCTGAAAGTTCGGATCTATTATTAAATAGATGTAATTCTGAGCAGGTAGAAATAATAGACAAATATATTAATTATAAAATTTGGAAAATTAAATTTGCTAGAGAAAAAGAAACCACTGAGTGGATTAGAAGTACTTTAAAACAGGCAGGATTATGAAAAAAGTTTTAAATGAACAATATAGTGAAGAAATTGACACAGATAATACTAGCACCATGTATAATGTTGACAATACAATTATTTCTAAAAAAGATCAAACATTAGATATTACTACTAATAATAAAGGAATTACTACTGTAGTAAATATAGATGGTAAAAATATAGAATTTGTTAATTTAGAATATGTAAGAACTATGCAAAGAATTATATCTAATTTAACAGATAAAATACAAAGATTAGAAAGAAATATTTCTAATCTCTCTATTAATATTAATAGATTATCTCAAAATAATAAAAATTTAAATTCTAAATTAGATGGTAAAATTGATCGTGAGTAAAGAACGTGGTGATTTAGATTTAGATTTTTTTGATAGAAACAAAGCATTAGAAAATTTACTACATATACCAGCTAGTATTATCACAAATAATAAGATTACAAAACATAATACTGGTGTATATTTTCATGCAGTGCCAATAGATCCAGTTACTGAATATTGTAGTTTAGATTACGAAGTAGCTGAAAAACGTGGTATGTATAAAATGGATTTTTTAAATGTAAGTATTTATAAAGATGTAAAAAATGAAGAACATTTAATTAATTTAATGGAAAAACCAATAGATTGGAATATATTTTGTAATAAAGAATTTGTATCTAAATTATTTCATATTGGAAATTATAGTGAGTTAGTGTCAAAACTTAAACCAAAAAGTATTGAAGATATTGCAATTATATTAGCTTTAATTAGACCGGGTAAAAAATATTTACAAGAAACATGCTTAAAAAATGGATTTAATAGTATTAAAGATTTAATATGGAGACAAGAAGGTGATGGTTATGTTTATAAAAAATCCCATGCTATTTCATATGCGGTATTAGTTTATGTACACTCGAACCTACTTTTGGAACAACAAGTACCTATAATATAGGTTGACCAACCAAAATAATTATGTTAAATTAAACGAATATAAAATTATGGAGTAATATAATATGGCTATTAGACAATTAAAACTTGACACTGTAACTAATATGTTTGGTACAGATGTTAAATTAGTTAACAATGACAAATCTATTTCATTTAATGTTGGCGAGAGAATTGATTTTGATCCAAAAAAGAAATTGTCAAAAAAGATTACAACTCCCGGTTATTTATTTCGCAGTCCAAAATTAAAGCCAGAAAATTTGTCTGAAATTTGGCCAACTGTTAGCAGTTTTGACAATAATGCTCAATTTACTGCTAATATTGACACCGAAACAAAAGAAGTAACTGCATATATGAAAATAGTTAATAAGAGTGATGCAACTATATTTGCTTTTTCTCATTCTTTATTTGAAAAATGGAGTGAAGAAAAAGAAGTAGCAGAAATTGAAAAGAAAAAACAAAAGAAAAAGAAGAATAAACTTATTGTAAATGCTGATGGCACAATGCAAGTTCAAGTTGAAGTTGAAACTTTAGATACACCTGATCCACAATGAACAAACATGTAATGATGTTAGAACAAGCTAAAGAGCTTATTAAGCAAGGTTGGACACAACATGCTTATGCCAGAACAACTGACGGCACTTCAGTAGTCTATCTAGATAGTTATGCCGTTTGTTGGTGCATGGTTGGTGCATTATATGCTGTGAATGGAAAATTTATTGACAATGACACAAGTAGAGAATATTATGGGCTCAGATATTTATGGCCGGCCGTAACATTAAAAAATGAAGTTGAATTAACTCAATGGAATGATTCATCAGAAAGAACTGTTGATGATGTGTTAGATGCTTATAATAAAGCAATTGAATTAGCAAAATTAGGGTAAATTTCTAATTAATTGTACTGTTCTTCTTTTTAATCTTTTCATCATAAGGTCCTTTAGATTAACTATAGGACCTTGTACTATGACAGTATCTTTTCTAGCAAATGTTTTAAGATTTTTTCTATAAGCTTCAAATTGTTTTTTTAAAAACAAATTTATAGAAAGTTTGCGATTTGATTCTGACCACCATGTTTCTCCACATTCTAAGAAATGTTTTTTCATTTCGGCAGTAAAACTCATATCTATAATATATATACTAACAAATAAATTATCTGCATTTTGTATTATACCTATATGTTCAGTACCTAAATGACTTATTATTGTAAGAAATGGAAATTTCTCTTGAATTAATTTAAAGGAATTGTTGTCTTGCATTTGTTATCTTATTCTTTTCTTTAGTGAAAATTTATTAATTTTGGGTTTTTTGAATATCCAAAGTTTATTTATTCCAAAAATTGTACATAATTAAATTGTTTAATTAACTAAATAACATAATGAGCATTATATTT